GTTTCCCAGTCACGATCGGATGATGTCCAGACAAAGCAATCAATGCTCCACCCTGAACAATTTGGATTGGATTGAAAGATCCTATTCCAGCAGCAAGCAAAACTTCACCTTGCATTTGTGCATAATCAGCAAGAGATCCCAGCAAGAATTCTTTCATCAATTCCCCAGCATCTTTTGAACCTTCACCAAGCCCACTGAAAAATTTGACAGCACCCTTGTTGACAATGTTGAAAGCAGCTTGGCCAGCCTTGCCATAATTTTCAAGATCTCTTTGGGCTTGCATCCCACCCTGTTTGAAAGCAGCAGAAATCCCATCAGCTGCTGTTTTTGCAGCTCTGACTTGGTTGTCATAAACAGCCAGCATTTTGTCCTTATAAGACAAATTCATTTCTTCAATCTTTGCAATTTTCTCAGCTTCAATTTGTTCAATCATTCTTGCAGCTTCAGAGTGGGTGACACCTTCACCCCTTGCAGCTTTGACTTTCAGTTCTGAAATCCTTGCTTCATACTGATCAGCCACCAAGATTTTTTGTTCATTCAATTGTTTTGTGAAGTCATCAGCATTGGTCTCAACTGCCATTTCAGCATTGAGTCTTGCTTCTTTAAGTTGAAGCAACTGTCTGTGAAACTGGGCAGAAGCAAGAAGATCTTTCTCTTTGGAAACACTTCCAGCTGAATTTGGAGCATCCTTCTTTGCTTCAGCATCCTTCTTGTCTTCAACACTTTGAAGCTCTCTCAGCTTGGCTCTGTCCTGTTCAAGCCTTGCTTGGGCAGCTCTGAGATTTTGTTCAAGAACTGTGTCAGCACCTTCACCAGAAATCAGCTGTCCCCAGATAGCGCCAAGACCTTTTCTGTCAGCACGTTCAAATTTTTCAAAAGACATCTTGTTGATTTTGAGCTGAAGAGAGTCAATTGAATCTTCAAGATTTTTAATTTCATCAGCTGCTGTGTTTGTCCCAGTGATGGCCTTGACCATTTTATTTATTCCACTGGTCATGTCAGCGAAAAATGGCCCATAATTTTTGGCAACCCAAACAGTGAAGTTGTCATAAACATCTTTGATTGTTGATGCCAAAACTTTCAGTTGTTGCGTGAAGTTTAAAACGCTGGAGCCAGTGTCTTTGAATTTTTTGTCACCTTGCTCCAAGATGGCATTCATCAAAGCTGTTTGTCTTCCCTGTTCAGAAAGTCTCTCAATGGTTGTCCCAATTGACTTTGCATATTTTCTTTCAGCTTCATCTGCATTGACAATGAGACCAATCCCCTTGAGTCTTTTCGTGTTGCCAGTTGCAATGGCCTGACTGATGGAATCAAAAGCATCAAGTGTTTCAACACCAAATCTTTTGCCAGCTATCCTTGCAAGATTCATGATCTCTGGAAGTTTGGAAGAATTTTCACCAAGCAAAGTGATTGCTTTATTGGCTGAGTTCATCACATCAGTCATGTCAAGCATTCCCTTGGTGGATTTCTTCAGACCAGCTGACAGAGCCTCAGAGCTTAAATTGTATTGATTAGTCAATGACTCAAAAGATTTTTCAATCCTCATGATCTCTTCACCTTCTTTGGTGAAGTCCATCAATTTTTTAACTGTAAGAAGTGCAGCTCCAGCCACAAAAATTGGGCCAGCAACAGATGTGAATCCTTGAACTAGACCACTGAGATTTTCAGAGCTTCCAATTGAAAGAATTTTTTGGTGGAGTTCATTGGCTGACTTGACAGCATCTTTGGCATCAAGGGAAAATTTAAATCTCACATTCTCATCAGCCACAAAATCACCTCATATATTTAACCACAGACTGAAAAAACCCCACAACATGAGCTTGATCTTCTTTTTTTGCTAAGTCAAAAACTCTTGGATTGTTTATTCTTGCAACTGTGCTTTCATCTGCAAATTGTTTTCTGTAATAATTCTTAAGCTTGCCATGTGATTCATTGTCTTTTCCAGAAAGTCCAGTGACATCACACATTTCATAAAAATAATAAGCAAGGCGCTCATCTCTGACTTTGGTTGCAGCTTTTTTGAATGAAAAGAATCTGATGGCTGGCATCTGAAGAACGTGGTCAACAGTCCAGCCAGTGTCCATGCACAGTTCAGCCAAAAGTCTTGGAAGATCAATCTTCAATTCCCTTGTGGGGTTTGTGTCCGTTCTTCCATCTTGTGATAAAGACTTTTTTTTTCAGTGAAAACACGCCCAGTGATTGTGTCCATGACCAACTCATAAAGAGCTGCACACTGTTGTTGTGTCATGTCGCTGATGTCTTTTTTTGTCAAATCTGGAATCACCTTTGAAAAACATTTGAAATAATTTTCAACAAGTTGTTCAGGGGTGACAGAATCCAATTTCTTAAGATCCATCAAATTCATATATTCATCAAGCATTGACATGAATGTCACAACATCCATTGGAACAATCAAAAATTCTTTTCCATGCAAAACAAAGAGAACTGGTTCAGCTTTGATTGCATCAAGATCAGCCACAATTTTGCTTGGGCTGATCTGTGATCTATTTTTATTTTTATTTTTAGCAAACATTCTTGCTGGTAAAATTTTCTCCCACATAAATTTCACTCAGCTTTCTATGCTCCACCAGCAAAAGTGCAAACTTGACCATCAACTGGGCCACCAGCAACAAGTGATGTTGAGCCAGCTCCAAGTTGTGCAGCAGTTTGAAGTTTTCTTAAATTTAATGGATCAGAGATGGCCATTGATTTTCCAACCACAGCACCAGTGTTGAACAATTCAACCAACTGTTTCTCCGTGATGCTGACTGGAGTTGCACCATTGTTTGTTCCATCATTTGGTGTGATTGAGCACAGGATTGCTGCTGCTGATCCACTGAATGAAGCAATCACCAAGTTTGATGGGTTTGGTGCTGCTGCGATAACATCAAAAGTCAGTGTCTGAGTGTTTCTTGCTGGGCCAGCTGCAACTGATGTGAAAACAATTGTGTCATTTGCATTGATCTGACCAAATGCTTGAATCCCACCACCAGTGACAACAATTGCTTGATTGCCAAAACGTGCAAGGAAAGCTGGAGTCACAGAAGTGTCTAAATAAATGTTCCAAACAATTTTCAAAACTGTTTGACCTTCTGGGCTTAAAATATATTCAGATTCTTCAGCTGATGCTGCAAGTGGCGCTGAGAAGTCATTTGTCACATCTGAATCTGGAAGTGAAAGTGGATGCAAAAGAAGTGGGCCAGCCAAAGAAAGATCATCAGATCCAACTTTAGATGTGAAGTCCACAACTCTTCCAGCACCAGAGCCTGTGTCTCTTAAATTTGGAAACACTGCCATCCAGTTGTCTTTGTTTTTTACTTCAGCCAATTGGGTTTCAATTGTCAGCTTCACACCTTTGACTTTTCTGTTCAGAACTGTTGTTCCAAACTGATCAGCCTTGATCTCAGCTTTCTCATAAACTGGCTTGATGGCCACGTTCCCAAGTGTTCCACCAAGATCAACACCCTTGAAGGTGACTCTGCATGGGGTGAGTTCCATGCTGTTTGGGTTTACTGTTGCATAAGATGGGTTCATTGAAATCTCCTATTCATTCCCCTTGGGGAGTTTAATTTTGTAAAGTTTCCCAATGCTCAACATTAAAAGTCAACATTGCTTCTTTTCTAAAAATATTCTGCTGCTGATCTGCTGTTTTTACAAGTCCAGTGTAGGCCACGCCAGTCTGGATCAGCACATTTTTGGATCTATTGTCTGGGGTGGAAAGCTGCCAATGATCAAGGACATTGAACAATGCATCCACATATCTCCACAAACCCCTGACACACTTGTCTTCTGTGGGTGCTTCAAACACCACAGAAATTTGAACGTGCTCTTGAGCATCAATAAAGTTTTGGCCACGTTCATTTTTAAAATCAACATCGTTGACCAGAACATAAATTGCTGGACAAGTCAGGTTGATTGCATTCTCAAAAATAAAATAAGACTGTGGCTCTTGAAGAACCAAAGTTGGATCATTCTTTTCAGCTGCAATTCCATCAAGCTCTGGCTTGATGTTTTCTTGAATTCTTTTGATGATGAGATCCACCATGGATTCAGAGATTGAAATCTTAAAAGACATCAGTCCCCCTTCCCAGAAGTCATGAATTTGATCCAGTCAGCTTTTAATGTAGCAACAAATCTTTTGTCAAAGGCCGTGATTGTTCTTTGTGCTCCAGCATATTTTGCATAAGGGACATCAGTCCCCACAATCATTTCTTTGTCTGTGATCATTTTGAAGTGTCCACCACCAGAACCAATGACTGACTGATATAATCTTCCAGATGCAATCATCATCTTCTGGCCATTGCCAATCCAGCCTTGCCAGTCTCTTCTTTTTTGAGCTGCATATTTTGGATTTAAAGCTTTCCAGCGTGGCCCTTGGGATTCATTCTCAGTCATCCATCTTTTCATTTGGGCTTTGATATAAACTGGATAGGCTTTGAGTTGAAGAAATGATCTTGAGTTTTTGCCATTCTTCACCATCAGTCTGAGTCTTTTCAGAGCCAGAGATTGGGTTTGTTCAATCATACTGAGACTTACTTTGACCTTCATCTCACTCCCCTGTTGGTGAAGTTCCATGATGGTGATTTTTGAGTCCCAGATCTTTCATAAAAATCATCTCTGACAACAGTGGCCTCAGACCTGAAAGTCTTGGCCATGTCAGCATAAGATTTCACAAGAGCAAATCTGTCTTTCTCCATGGCATCATTCAGCTTGAAGGCTTCAGATGTTTGTCTTGCCCAAAATAATGACAAGAACTGATAAGCTTCAGCAGCTGCATATTTCAAAGCAGCGTGTCTCAGCTGTGGTGAAATTGTGTCCACATCAGCAGCACGACAAAACAGCGCTGAATCCTTCAGATATTGGTCAAGGTTGGCATCCAAGAACCATTGAGAGAAATATGTGGCTTCAACTTTTTTGTTCAATGCTGGAGCCACAGCAAGCTCAAACACCCCACTGGCTGGATCATCCAATGTGACAGCCACAGAAGCACCATCCACAAACACCCCCAAAGGGAATGGATTCGCAGCTGTGAAGTCTGTGGTTCTTCTATAATCAAAAGTGATGAATTGTTTGTTGGTTCCATTAACCAAGCCAATGCATTCTTTTTTGATGGTTCTTTTGTCTGTGGAATCATCACTGATCAGTTTTCTGAGTTCAGCCTTGGCCGTTGTCCATGTCATGCTAATTGTTCCAATGCAGCAGTCACATCCATGTCACTTGTCAATTGCAAGTATCTGTGACCAAGTTTTTTCATTGTTTTAAGTTTCTCCACAAGAGTTTTCTTGTGGGTTTCATTTTTAATTTGATCAATGAACAGTGGCCCACCCTGAGCATAAGGGAAAAACAGATCCACATACCATTGAGATTTGTGTGCTGGAAAAGCCTGTCTTGCACCAGCCCATTCATGCTTCACATACTTCACTTTGTCACCAGCAACCAACTCAGGAATCCCACTCAGCTGAGTGTTCTTATTGACTGTTGCTTGTGCTTTGGCCAGTTGGCCAGATTCAGATCCTTTTGATGAATTGCCAGTTGCACCTTTTGCAGCTTTAACAGCTTCATCAGATGATGTGACTTTTGTCACTGATTTTGGTTTCACCATTTTATTCTTAGCCATAAAACTCTCCCATGTTAAAAGTCAGCTGGGGTGGATCAATAATCACACACCCCAGCCTGATAAACTATCTACTAAACAGAACCATCAGAACCTTGGAAAGCAAAGCGTGGATCAACAAAGTCAGCATTCATTCTCTCTGAACCTTTGAATCTCATCACGTCTTTCTCAAAGCTTGCACCACTGTTTGGCGCTTCTTGAACCACATTTGCACCTTCACGCTGCTGAAGGATGAACCATGGTTTTTTGGCATCTGCCACATACCACGCTTTTGAATCAGCAGTCACTTGACCATTCTGATCAAACATATAAGTGGCAACAGTCAGATCAAACAAACCTTTCAATGGATTGTTTGAGAACGCTCCACCAGTTGCACCAGCAGCTGCTGCACCAGAAGGATAGTAAGCTGAATTCAACAACACAGAAGCATCATATTCATTCTTTGTTCCAATGATCACTCTGCGACCTTGAACAGCCATCAATAAACCTTGAAGATTTTTTTGATGTCTCAATTGGTTTCTTGCTGACTGAAGCGCAACCTGACCAAAAGCTTGGTGGGCAGCAAAACGAGTCACACCACCACCACGCAATGGAGCCGCTGGAGTTGCCCATGGATAAGGCCCAGCTTCATAAGATGGCTTTGTCTCAGATTGTGGAATGTTATATCCACCATAAGACATATTTGCAGCACTTGCTAATTTTCCATAGCAAAGAACCTCTTCAAGAATTGCCAAATATTCACCAAGCTGTGATGCATTTTGTGAGAAAGAAGCTGTTTGATCATCATCAATCATTTCTTTTGTCACTGACATCATTGATCCATATTTGTTGTTTTTCAATTGAAGATCTAATGCAGCAGCACCAACTTCAGGATAGATTTCATCTTCACCAACTTGTTTTGGGAAAGCCACACCATGGTTTGGAGCGTACAATTCAGAAGCTTTCTTTGATGGAACAACAGTGGCCCAGTCAGTGTAAGTTCTGTCTGAGTTGATATATCCATCAGTCAATAATTGCTGAACCCCAGCTCTCAAGAACTGAGTGAAGCCTGATGTTGAATCAGCCTCTTCAAATCTACGCTTTGCACCCCTCAAAGAGATGTTGCCACCTTCACTGAAGTCATACTTTCCAGATGTGTTCATCAGAGCATCTGACAAACCTTGCATCCCAAGTTTTGTTTCCAAAAACTTTAATGATGCAACCATGGTCTTGATGTGATCGCTCTCCATGATGTTTTTCACAAGTTGCGCTTCATTGCGTTCTTTCATTGTCATTGGCTTTTTATTAAATAAATTTTTCATTCATTTGTCCTTTGTTAAATTGTTTTAATTACATTCTCAATGTGTCTTGTGGGAATCTTGCACCTAAGTGCAACAGAACCTTTGTTCCAGCTGGAGCTGCAACAACTGCTTTGTTTCCAGTGTAGACACCAATCACTTTTGTTCCAGCAACAGAAACTTCACTTGGGCCAGATGCATAAAGAACATCACCAGCAGCAAGAGTGTCACCAGTCTTCAATGTCAACTCAACTTCAACACCAAACTGTGGGCCACTTAAGCCGCCACTAGATGGGGTTGTGTCAGTCAAGCCAGTGTAAGGGCCATCTTGAACACCAGCTGCTACTGATTGAAGTGCCACACCCAAAAGTGTTGCAGCATCAGCATCAACTGCTAAGGGCTTAATTAAATTTGCAGCACCATCAAAGAAAAGCAAGTCACCTTGTTTCCAGCTGATTGTGTTGTCAACCAGTCCTTGGGCTGAAGGAAAGATTTGGTTTGGTGCGATAGTTCTTTTTATGTTGTTAATACCTTTCATGATATTCTCCTATGTTTAATTGTTTTTAGTTCTTAGAAATTGAATCAGCAAAGTCACCACTGCCTGATGAAGCTGACTGCTTTTCTGGGTTTAATGCAATGGACTCAGCAAAGTTGTGAACCACAACTGATTCATTGATTGAATCAAATGCTGACTTCCAAGTTTTCCAAGTCTTGTCAATATCAGAAACTGACTTCAATTCTTTGACTGCCTCTCTGAATTTTTTTGTCACTTCTGTTTTTAGACCAGACTCTTTGCAAATCTTTTCAATATGATTTTGGATGTCATAGTTTCCAAGCTTGGCAACCAGTGCAGTGTTCTCACCTTGGAGTTTTGCATTGGCTTCTTTCAGCTTTTTAACTTCATCAGATTCAACTGGTGCAGCAGATTCTTTTTTCTCTTTTGCATCATCAGCATCTTTGTCATCTGATTCTTTTTTTGCAGATTCATCAGCTTCTTTGACAGCCTTTTCATCAGCTTCTTTTTTGTCAGCTTCAGCTTGCTTTGAAGCCATGTGTTTTGACATCTTCATGGTGTTCACAGCGTGTTTCTCTGAATCTTCTGGTGACATCCCCATTTCAGTACAAGCCTGATAAGCTTCTTTCACAATGCCACACTCTTCATCTGAAGCAACAGCATCATCCCCCATATATTTGGAGATCATTTTTTGGATAAGCACAGCATCCTGTTCAGCATCATCATGACCAGCAGCTTGTGAAGATTCTTGACCTTCAGCTCCAACTTCTTTCTCTGGGACTTCTGACTCTTTTTTCTTTTTGTTCTTGTCTTTCATGTGGTTTCCTTCCATTAAAAGTTTAATTTTTCCAGCTGCTCCAGCTTCTGTCACCAGATCACAAGAAACAGCTTCATCAAATTTATATACAACTTCAAGTTCAGTGATGCCAAATTCATCTCTGGCTTTCACCATTTTTTGTTTCACTTCATCACACACCCCTGATTCCATCATGCTTTCAATTGGAGTTCTTGATGCATCACCAGAAGCATTGATTGAAAGTCCAACAAAGTCTTTGTCTGGGAACTCTTTTGAATATTCAACAGCAATGGTCATCAGTGATCTGGCCCAGTCAAATGGCTTCTCTGGCGAGATCGCAAGATCCCCACAAAGTTGTCCACGTCCTGAAGCGCTCTCTTCATATCGAACATTTTTGAAATAACCAAGGACATCTCTGACAGAGCGCTCTGGCCTGTCAATTTCTTCTGATTCCTTGGGGTGATCAGCAAAGCATTTCTTCCCTTCAAAAACTGGGATGGCTGATTTCAGCGCTTCTTTAGTATAGAAAAAAGAAGTTCCAAAGTTTCCCATTCCTTCTTGAAGTAAGATTGTCCCAAACTTAACAAACCCAACCATCCCATCTTTTGGCTTTTCAGCTGAGATGGATTCTGTGAAGTGGTTGGTTTTGATGGCCAGCTTGTGATTGATCCTTTTGGATTCTTGTCTCAAGTTTTGTGGAGCCACTGATGTTGAATCAGCTTGCTTTACTTGCTGTGATGACTTAACAAATTGAATCCCCATGGACTTCAATGTGTTGTAAAATGTTGAAGCTTTCATGTCTGGATTGTCAATGATGGCTTGGTTGATCAACTCTTCAGCTGTGACTTCTGTCACAGAAACACCAGAAGATTCTCTGATGATTTTCACAAACCTTTTGATGGCTGACTGTTTAGAGTTGGCCATCCTAGCCAATTGAGCATCCTTGCTTTTCACAACTTTGCTTTTATTCATTTGGCCCATTCCTTCTTTGTCTTTCTTCTGGAGTCATAAATTTCACAAGGACTTCAGCTTGGCCACCACCTAGTGGCAAAAACTGTGCTTGATAGTTGTTGGAAAGTGTTTGCAAATTAAGTCCCATGGACAAAGCAACCTTTTCAACCTCTTCCAGAGTCTTGCATCTATAACCATTGATTTCATAAATTTGTTTTTTTGTGAACCTGTTTGCAATTTCACCACCACGCTCAATGTTGCCAAAAGATGTGTTGTGGTTTTTTTTGTAGTGGTCACGTCTTGCCTTGAATTGTTCAAATGTTGGAGCACCATATTTTTCAGGATTTGCCATCAAGTCATTTGTTGCAGCTGATTCCCACAATTCAAATCTCTCTCTTCCATTCATGGTGATGATTTCTCCACAGAGTTTTTGGTCTTATTACTTATGGCTTGAACGTCACCACCAGTCTGAGACAATTTTGCTGGAGCTGTCAAGGGTGAATCAATTGGGCTTGGTGCTGCTGGATTTTTGCCCAGTGGATCAGCACCATCATCACCTTCAAGTGACTCTCTCTTGATGGCTTCTTGTTCTTTTTTGAAGTCATAGTTGGTGATCTGAAGCTCTTTTGCAATGATGTTTGAAGCTCTCTCATTGCTGATGATTTTCATCTGCTTGGCAGCAGCAACATCTTTGATTTTTTCAGTTCTGTTTTGGACAACAACTTCAGGGAAAGTCACTTCAATGTCCACCCCAGCAACACCAAATTTTGAGAATAGATTCTTGGCCAATTGCTTGATGACCTTTTCCACATCTTGCTGCTTGCATTCAAACTTCTTTGCCACTGGTTCTGTGGCCACAATTGCTGTGGCTTTTGTTGTTCCACCACTCAAGTGGGTTCCATAATATTGCTGGGGAATTCCCACCCCAATGCAAGCCATGGAGAAAGCAAAGTCCCAAGTCCCACCCCCAGCAGCAGATTTTCCAGCACCTTCATTTGCAATGAATTTTCTCTGGACTTTGGTTGAGTGGATGAACTCAGATCCAGCTGCTGGGATGTTTCCAAGTGATTCAACTGATGCAGTATAAGCATCAATGTCTTCTTGGTTTCCATCAATCTCAGTGTCAATTGACCACGCTGATTGTTTGATCTGTGACAATAAAGAATAGTTGATTGAGTCCTTCAGTCTTTTCAAATATCCAATGATTGGATAGAAGGTTGATCTCCCACGCTTTTCATTTGAAACACAGTTGATTTTTGAATGGATGATTGAGTCAGCTTGAAGCTGTCTGTAAATAAATTTTGAACCAGAAACCTTTTCACCAGTGGCTTTGTCTGATGTATAAAGTTGATATTGTGTTGGATATACTTGTTGATAAGCAAGCACCCTTGAAATGTCTTCTGGGAATGTGATCACTTCCCAAATGGTTGAAGGATCAATCAGCATCACTCTTGGGATGATTCCCTTTGCTGGCTCTTGATCTGGCCTCAATTGATAATGATCTTTGGTGTAATTGTCGGGGATCTGATAGATAAAATGTTCACCATAAATTTCACGTTCTTTCACCCAATCAGACATCATCTTCTGAAGGTCATTCACCTCTTCAAAAGCTCTCCACAGGGCCAAGGCCATCTTCCCTTTTGGGCCATCATCATTGCTGACATCAACTCTGAAGCCACGTCCCAAGGTGAAGTCATGGATGATGTTCACAGTGTCCATGGCGAAAGGTTCTTCATGGTAGGTTCTGAAAGCATGGTTGTGCATTTTTAAATAATCATATAGATAAAGCTGTTTATTGAATGGCCCACCAAGAATTGGGACTGAATCTTCTTTGGTGGAATATTCACCAGCACCAGTGTCAAATGTTGTGAGTCCAGCTTCTCTGAGAATTTTTGCTGGCTTTCTTCTGTCAAATGCTTCAAGAAATTGATCCCTGTTCATCTTCACAAGCTTGTTGGTTTTTGATTTCACATCATAACAATAAACACTGGCATCAATCTCAGCTTTGCTTTCTCTGAGTTCTTTGACCATTGATCCAAATGATGGGCCAGATGGAATCTTTGAAAGGATTTCTTCTGGAGAATAAATCTTGTCAAGCTCATCAACTGACTTTGATCTCTTCACTGTCAATGGCTTTGTGATTGTGACTTTTGTCTCAGTCTTTGGATTTTTTCTTTTGTAGGGTTTTCTTGTTTTTCTTAACTGTTTAGCCATGTGTCAAAGTCCTTTGCATCTGCAACCCACTCCCCATATTCTGAAAGATCTCCAAGAGATGCTTCATCAGCTTCAGAAATCGGTGCTAGTGTGCATCGACAATTGAAGTGATAGGGTGGGGTGGAATAATTGTTTTTGGTCATCTCCATAATTTCAGAAACCTTGAGGCCATCAAAATCAATGCACCCAAAGTCATCACAGCATGATTCACAAGTTGTGGCATCAATTACTGTGATCACAATGAAATCTTCTATCCCTTGGGCTGTGGCAGCTGCAATCTGACCAGCTCTGACTTGTTGAACAAAGTCATGGGTGGTTTCTTGCTCCACTTCCCAAGCATAAATCCCATCAACAAATTTGACAGGATCATCAGTCAATGGATCTTTCAATGAATAAACTGCTGCTGGGGATCTATCAATTTTAATATATTCCTTTTGATAGTCTTCCAACAATTTGTTCCATGTGACTTGATCCCACACAAATGGACTGAAGTTTCCTTGACCAACATCCAGAACAGCACCATCAACTTCATTGGTCACAGAGAATTTTGGCTTGGTGTTGGCTTCCCTTGGCTTCACTTTTTTCAGTGGTGCTTTGGTTGGGATTGGTTTTTTTCTGGGGAATTGTTTGAATGAATAAAAAAGAGCATCTGAAACTGGAGCATCACCAAGCAAACACTCTTCAACTTTGGTGATCACTTTTCTTCTGACTGCATTCAAGTTCTGTGCAATCACTTCCAGAACTGAGCCAGCTTGCCATGGGTGATTCCTTAAATCATCAAGGGTGCTTTGATCAGCTTTGAATTTTGGGATCATGTTGGCAGCACCAGAGATTGCTTGAGCTTCACCAAGGTGGGCCAGCATATAAGATTTTTTTCTAAGCTCCATTACTTCATGGAACAGCTGGACTGCAAGGGATTTCATGATGTGGTCTAGTTCTTCATCCAGCTGGCTGATGCTCTTGGGGTTCAGAATTGAAAGCCCAGAATATCTGTGGTTGATTCTGTCTAGGACTTGAGTCATTGAGCGATCAATCATGTCAGCTTGTCTGAGTCTGGAATTCATGAGAAGTCTGTCCAGAGCCATGTCTCTGTCATAAACAAACTGAGAATAATATTTTGACTTGGATAAGTTTATGGCCACAAAAAGATTGAGCCACTGAATTGCAAAAGATTCAAGAAATAAAAAACCCAGCTGTTGCCAACTGGGTTCACACTCTTGGTTTTGCGGCTTGGATAAAAAGCTAGTTTACAATCCTGCTTTTCCGTTGCCTATTTTCTTAATAAGGTTGGGAGCATGAAAACCCCATGCAAAACTGCACTGAAGTTTGCTGTGAATTGCTCAATTTTAAGCCTCACAATGCTGATGAAAGTGATTGGTGGGCCAGCCAAAATTGCAAAAAAACCCTTTAAAAACTTGAGAGAAAACCTGATGAAACTTAAAATTGAAATCATGTGACACCCCTTTGGTTGGTGAATATGTTTGTTTGAACCACCATTGTTGCAAAAAAACTATCTTCTGACAACTCTCAATGTTGGAAGTTTCTGATTTGCCTTGATAGGACTCAACACACAAATGGGATAACCAGCTGCATCACTCATGTGGGTGAGTTCCCTGTCTTTGTTTTTTTCAAGAGCTGGGGTTCCAACGCTGTCTTTCCATGTGACTCTCTCTGTGTCCTTCTTGAATCTTGGACAGCGCTTTGGATGATACCAAAAATTGATTTCATTGTTGGCATTCTTGAACTTCATGTTGACTGTGTTCACCCTGTCTTTGACCATGGGATTTGAATCAGGGGTGAGATCTTCAAACTCAATTTGATTTTTCTTCAGCTCATTGTAAATTATGTCATAGTCAGATTGACCAGCCGCTGCTCTTTGACCAGACTTTCCACTGGCATCCCCCACAATAATCAATCCATATTTTTTCAAGTCATAGCCAGTCTCAGCTTCAATTTCTCTGAGCTTTTCAACCAGCGCCACTGATGCTTCTTGGGTGTTGGAGTCTTCCAAATAAAGTTCATCAAAGGCCCACCAGTCATCAATTCTTTTTTGCATCAAGATCCATGACATTGGATTCAAGTTGAAGTCCATCCCAACAATGATTGGAAGATTTGGATTGATCAGCTTGCCAGTTGCAAATGGACATTCAACTGAATGGTTGGCTTCTGTTGCTGAATAGTAAGCTTTTCCTTTTGTAAGATCCAAGAACTCAGCCATGATTTCTTGCTGGAACTTTTTGGGAGTCATGATCTTTTTGGCTTGTCTCAACTCAGCATCAGTGAACAGTGGGTTGGCCGTTGATGGAGCTGCAAGGAAAGCCCATGAGCCATCAGTGCATTCATCAGCCTTGATCTTCATATCATAGAATTGATCAAAACCATTGGGGGTGGAGATGAATCTTGCTGAACCCCCAGTGGTGGTCAACATTGGATAGATAACCATTTCAAAAAGATCTGGATGTTGATCTCTCACTTCATCAATATAAACTCTGTGGAGTGTTTCAGAACGTAGGTTCTCAAGGACTTGGCCAGATTGAAAGAAGATGCTGGAGCCATTTGCAAGGATCACCATGAGTTCTGTTTCTGACTTTCTGGCAACCACAGCAATGCATGGTCTCAGCATTTTGAGCAACCTTCTGAACTGGATCTTGGCCTGTCTGTAAGTTGGAGAGATGAACCATGTGATGGTGTTCTTATTCTCCCAAGCAAATTTCATCATGTCATTCAGAGCTGCTGTTGACTTCCCTGTTTGTCTTCCCCACGCTGCAACCAAGAATCTGGCTGGGTTGTTGTGGAATGCAAGCTGGGCCTCATGTGGTGAATATAAAACAAGGATGGCTTTTCTGTTGGCCAGAACATTCACTGGGGTGTTGTTGATCCCAACCTTTGTGACAATTGTCTTTGATTTATTTTGCTTGTGGGGTTTTCTTTTGCGATCTTTCTTAGTCTGAGATCTTCTTGATTGCTGCACCAGTCCCCCACTCAGCCACAAAGATCAGATTGTTTTGTGTGTTGTTGAAAACATTTTGCTCTCCAGATCCAGTGCTGAACATTGGGATGATGCCAGAGATCTGAGCCAGCATTTTAAGAGCTGCAAGTTTTTGCTTTGAAATTGATCCAGCAGAAACTGAAACTCTGGTTTCCATGATTGGGTTTCCATCTCTGTCAAACTGGCCAGATGGACCTTCAGATTTTGAGAATGAGATGTTGTCTAGCATTGCCAAATTTTCATCTGTCAGCTGCTCTTTGGGCTTGAGCTTGGCCACACCATCAGACCAATCAAAGCAATCTGCAATCCTTCCATAAGCAATCACCAAAAGCTCTTTGATGATTCTGTCCTTATCAATCCCATAAGTTTTTTTTGTTTCTTCTTGCAATAGACTTAGGGCTTGCTGCACCTTGACAGAGTTCAACAGTCTTGATCCTTGCTGATCTGCTGTCTTCTCTGAATATCCAGCTTTGATTGCTGCTTGGGTTGCATTGGATGTGAGATGGAATTCCCTGACAAATATGTCCTGTTGTGGTGAAAGACCATTCAGAATGTCAAGGCTTGGTTTTCCCATGATCAATGTTCTCCCACAAACATCCTATCACTAATTGTTGGATGGTTCCAATGCTGGTCTGGGTTGGAGCTTTCCATCAAGCATGATTCTCTCTTCACGCTTCCCATGAGTTGTTTCAACCAAAAATGGTTGGGTTTTTTCCCAAGCCTGTTGAATGCTGGAGATTGAAGAAAGATATTCATTGAACTGCTCTGGTGTGGCTTCAATATATGGAAGAACAGCAAGCTCATCTTCACCAAGAATTTTCACATCAGCAACCATTTCATCTGGCTGACTTCTGTCTTTCATTTGCGGTGCATCTTTAAAAAGTAAATATCTTAGTCTCATTTTGTTTTCTTCACTTTCTCTGGTTGTGTGATGGCCAGCTGTCTAAGCATGATTCTTAGATCATCTGGGCCAACCCTTCTTTCATTTGGGTTGCCATCAATATAAAATTTGAAAACATCTTTCAAAATTCTATATGTTGCTTGTGAACAAAAAATCCCTTGTGGGAATGGGTTGTCACTCCAACCACCAAGCTTCTTGCACAACAAGACAACTGTCATTCCAACCAGTCCCAACAGTCCATATTTTTCACGCAACAGCTTTTTTGTCAAATCAATAAAGTGTTCACGTTCTTCATGAGTCCAAAGGACTTCAAACTCTTCAACCACATCAACAGTCTTTTCAAACTCTTCATGGTCTGAATATCCAAAACCACCAGAAGCTTTTGCTTCAAGAATCCATGGGGTGGTGATAAGTGGAAGATAAAATCTGAAGCCAGTGTGACTGATTCCATCTTGAAAATATGAAATGAGTCTTGAGAAAAGCGCATCTCTTTTTGAAAAGAAAACAAACAGGGGGGGTGATTTTGTGTTCATAGCTTGTTCACTCCTATCCACCATTGAAAAAGTGGTTAATTAGTTTCTGACTCCATTGATTTTTTATATCAGTTGTTAAAAGTGGATTTGTTGCAGCTTGAAGTTTTTGATAGGCAAGTTCAAGGCTAAGTGTTTCAATGTCATTTAAAACAAGTTTAAGATCTGCATCTTGTGTTAGTTCAACAAGCTGGGCCACAGTCCAAACACCATTTCTAACTCTCTCCATGTTCTCAGCTGCCATCTCAGAAATGATCTTGTCAGTGGATGCTGCTCTTTTCATATACTTATTAAAGTCTTTCTCTTTTTGTGTGAGTGTTGGAGCTGTTGCAGTTCCATGGAATTCAGATCTTAAATATATTTTTGTGGCTTCTGGTTCTCCAGCAATAACCACTTCAAGATCAACCTCATTTTCAATTAAAACTCCATTATAATTTATCATGTTAAATTCTCCACAACTAAGCATGAGCCTATCCCAACAGTGACAGCTGTTCCAGCCGCTTCACTTCTTAGTTGAATTGCTACTGTGCCAGCAGCTGTGACTGTGAATGTCCCTTCACCAACTGCACAATAATCTGTGTTTGCAGCTCCTATGGTTCCAGCCACGTTGTTGTCTGTTAAAGCTCTTTGGGAGTAAATGATGTTTTGATTGGTGGAAAAGTCAGCATTGGCTGGCAGTCTCCATTGGGCAATTACATTTGAAACTGTTGCTGATCCATTTTGAAATCTTAAACCATATCCATTTGAAGTTGTTGCTGATCTTATCTTGATTAGTGCTGTAAACTTATAAGATCCAACTGGAAGTGAAAGTGTCGTGAGTTGTGTGATGTTTGCAAATGCCACAACTGTTGATGATTGAGCAACTGTTGTTCTGAACCTTCTTGATCTTAAATCAACATAGTTTTTTGTTGCCAAATCTTGGGCGCTGGATGGATCAATTGAGTTGATCCCCCTTGCAACACTTTCAAAATCAACATCAACAACTGTCTTCACAGAATTCCAGTCATCTCAACAACAACATTTGTCAGAGCTTTCTTTGATGTCAGAGTTCTCTGATTGTTTCCACCAAGCTTTTGAATGTCTAAAATCAAAAGATCACCAGCTGAGTTGTAAACTTGAATTGAATGGATGTTTGAGATTGTTGCAGCATTCACAGGAAGTGGGGTGTTTGCCACCAGACTCACTGTTTGTTTCTCACCTCTGACATCACCAATAGCAGCGTCATCAAGGTTTCTTTGGATGCCAATCCAGTCAGCTGGTGTGGCTGGTGTAGTTCCAAAGAACTGAATCAAGTCACCAATTGAAAGAACATCAGATCCACCAATCCCAGCGATTGTCCCAGCAGCTGTGATGACCCAAAAGTCACCCTTCTTGATTGTGGTCAAGTCACCTTGGGTTTTGTTTGCTGCTGTTGGAAGCAAGCCAGCCACAGCGCTGAAGCCACCTTGGATTTGTCCAAGCTGATTGATTGCTGCTGTCACATAAGCTTCAGAAGCAACTGCTCTGATTGTAGTGCCATCATAATAATAAACCTTGCCATCTGTTGTCAGCTCCCAGATGCGGCCTTGAAATAAGCCACCACCAGAAGGATGAGCGCCAAGTTTTTCAACGCTCACATTTCTGATCTCTTGTTCATTCATGTCAAAATCTGTATAGACTTTTTGTGCCATTTCTTTCTCCTATATTATGAAATATAACCGATTGTGTGAACAGTGAATGTCAGTGGGGTTGGACTGTTCACTTGAACAATTGTCCCCATGTTGATTCTCCACTGCATAATTATTCTGTTAAGATCTAAGTCATCAAATGTTTCTATGGTCACAACATTGTTGATGGCAATAAGTGGGACAGTCACCCATGTGTTGATCTGTCCAGCTGAAATTGTGACAGCTGTTTTTTCTGTGGTGAGAACACCCCCACCATTTGTGAATATGACTGGGACTGGTTCATCTGCTTTGTTTGAAATTTTTGTGTGGAGTCTTCCACGTCCATCATCACCAGCAGAGTTGCCAACTGGTGGATCTCTGTCAGTGTGAAGATTTGAAACTGCTTTGTCTGTGAAATTTGAACTGCCCATGACATGATGATGGGCAAAAAAAAAGCCAGTGGCAAGTCATAACTTTGCAACCAGCTGATCACCAAACTTTCACCCAGATGCAAGGCTGGGGATTGTGTTGGCTAGAAATTAAATGTTATTCAAAAGAAGGTTCTGGTGCAAGCTCATTTTTCTCCAGCATCCAGTTCTCCACAAAGATGGCAAGATCCATGAACTCTTTTGGAATCTTGGACTGATCTTTTGCTTCTTTGATTGCCTTTTGCATGATGTCATTCAAGGCCACAGCGCCAATCTCATCAAATGTTTTGCCACGTTCTTGACCAAAGTTCAGTCTGGATTGTCCAAAGTTTGCTGCATTCTCAATCCACCAGACAGGGGATTTTGTGTCAGACTTGTGGTTCTCAGCTTTGTTGGAGTTCTGTGGGGTGCTGGTTGAGTTTTTGTTTTCACCCTTTGGGCCAACATCCTTTGGTTCAGCCTGTTCAGCTTGGGCCATCTCATCATTTGTATAAAGACCACCCATGTCTTCTGGGAAAGCTTTTCTGAGCGCCAAGGCTTCAGCACACTTGGCCAACTGAGAAGCTCCCATCTTTTCCCAAATATATGTGGGCTTCCCATCATAGACTTGAGCATAGGCTTCAAACAATGCTATTGAATAAAGTGGCTCTTTGAATGTTGTTTTTAAGACACCAACTCTTGCAGCTGCTGGGGGATTTTTTTCCAGCCAAACATCTTTCCACACTCCATCTTTTCCACACCAGTGTGGGCCAACTTGCCCAGCATATTTGTCAGAGCGTTCAGCAATCAACCTGAGTCCATCAATGCCAGTCTGGATCTCCATGACTGTTTTTTCTTCCCATTGACCACGCTCATTTTTTGATCTCTTCTTTCTTGGAACAGCATGAAGTTGATTTGCAAGTGGGTTCAACCTTCTGGCTGTGGCCACAGAGAAAAAAAGCTGTCTCTCTTCTTGTGTTGCAAAGTCCATCTTGGCTTTGCAATAAGTGTCCACATCTTGAGCCAACCTTTGTTCTGTTGAGATTGATACTTGCTGTTCTTGCTTCACCACAAGCTCTTGCTTGGGATCAACATCTTTGTTCACTTCTTTTGGTTCTGATTTTTTTGCCACTTGCATCTCCATATTTATTTGTGACACTTGTCTCAATTTAACACAATCAGGTCAACCACAAATGATCTTAGTGTAAGATTTTCAATTCACTTTCTTTTGCAACTCATTGTGTTATTCTATAAACAACAAAGGATGAGAAGATGAAAACAAAAATTAAAAGTTTAGAGCAAAAAATAAAAGACCTTAACTTGGCTTATACTGAGACAGAAGACATGGCAAAAAAAGAAGACATCAGAATTGAATTGAGACTGATTAAATTTCAAATAAGAGAAGCAAAAACAGATTTAAGATTGGCTGGTGGGTAGTGAAAACCAGATCAATCAGGTTTGAAGCTGAAGATTTAAAAAGAGCTGAGTTGTTTGATTTGAATGTGAATGATATTGCAAGAAAAGCTGTGAAAAGAGCAAACAACAGTGCTGCTGCAAATCTTCCATTGCAATCAATATCATTCAAAAAGATTTGCTCATGTGGCAACAATCTTGATCAGAGTAATTCTTTAGAAATAAAGATGAGCGAGATGGGTGTTTGGTTTACTTGTCCAAAGTGTGAATCAACTGGGATGACTGGATCTTATAAAATAAATTACAAGAAATAGGAGATGAACATGAAAACAATTTATGAAATTTTAAAATCAAAACGTGAGAAGGCTGGGTTGACTCAGCTTGAAGTGTCAAAAAGACTTGGGCTGTCTTCTGGCCAGTTTGTTTCTTTGATGGAGCGTGGTCAATCAAAGGTTCCCATGGAAACACTTGGCCAGCTTTTTGTTATTTTCAGCGTGAAGCCGCTTGAAAGAAAGAAAATTTTTGAAATGATTTTGAGAACCTATCAGGTTGAATGCTTTGCTGAAATTGTTAGTGGTGAACTAAAACAAAAATCCATGCTCAAGTTTGCTGGATCTGCTGAAGGTGGGTTGCATGATGATGAAAGATATTATGAAGACTAGAAATAAATTTCAATTCTTCAAAAAGTGTTCATGTGGGGTGGTTTGTAATGGAGCCAACTCCATCAACATGGCCATCTCATTGGAGTCATCTGGCTTCAAGAAGCTGACTCTGTGGTTCACTTGTTCAAGCTGCAAATCAACTGGGATCACCACTGATTTTAAAACACTGGAAAAAATCAGCCCAGCCAAACCCCTCTGACTGGGCCACAGAAGAAAAAATGATGGGGGATGCTTAGACTTCCCCATCTTCCATGCTGTCATGTGTGCATCTTGTTTTGGGCATCCCCAGAGCTGTGTCCAGCTCAACACAAGTCCACATCAAGATCAGTGGCTCCATCCAGCAACGGAGATCACCAGCTGACCACGCCTGTTGGTTCTTAAATATTAAGCCACTTCATGAGCTGGCTCTCTCTTCTTGAAGTGGTGCTGATCCATTGCGCTGGATCTGATCATCTCTGATCCCTTTTCCGATCCACATATAAACCTCTTCAAGCTTTGTCAGGGCCAGAGCCTTGGCTCTTGATCCATTCATTGTTCTTTCGATATAATTTTCCAAGGCTTCCACTTGTTGCTTTGCTCCAGCCTGATCCCCTTGGGCTTTCTCATCATAAGCAATATAATCAAAACGTGACATTGATTCCTTCTTTCTATTTTACAGAACCCAAAACTGGGACTCTGATTGTTGTTGGATTTTTTGCGTGACCAAATGAAAAGATCATTGAGTCATCAACCCAGCCATCTTCCATGTGGATTGTTTTCTGACTGAACCCACCAGAGTCAATTCTTGAATCAACCAACTCTTCAGCCTGTTGAGCAATCTTCTGACACTCATCAACTGTTGCTCCATTTGGAAAGTAAAGGTTGAGAAACTTGACTGGCTTCAGCTTTTGTTCCACTGGGATCTTTTTTCTGAGAATAACTTTTTGGGGTTCAACTGTGTTCATCTCTTGCTCCATTGTTCAATTTTTTTCACTAACCATTCCACCAGCAATGGGGTTGCATGAATCAAGTCAATGCACTTCCAAGTCCCAAGCACCAACATCAGCAACCAACAAATGATGTCAACTGTTCTGAGTTCAATTCCATTGCAAATCATTTTAGCTTCCACCTTTTAAAATAAGTTTAAAAGATCCACGCTCATGACCTTTTGAATTATAAAGACCAAACCCATCACCATCACACAGTCTGACAAATTCATGCTCATGTGATTTCACAGAACAGATGGTGAAAGTTTTGTTTCCATCCCACAGTGAGTCTTTGTCAACAACAACTTCTGTTCTGTCTGAAATCTTGCTCAATATTTTTTTAAGTTTTCCAACTGTCATTTGCAAATCTCTCCCATTGATTTCACACCAACCATGATTGATGGTGGTGTTTCAAAATTCTCACCTTGTTTTTTCCACAGATGCAAACAGCGTGGATGGTTGTTCACATATTCTGAAGATGGTGGGTGAAATTGAACCACACAATCTTCAGGACTCCAGAAGAGATCTTTGATCATGCACATCTCAGCCCATGTGGGCGTTCTGTTTTTATTGATTGAAACTGAAACATGATCCCAACCCATTCCATCTGAAGAGATCACACTGAAAACAATTCCATCACGTTCAAATCTGAAAAGACCATTGTTGTCTTTTCCCACTCCAAGAACTGGATGCTGGATCATATATTCTTGGGGTGCTTTAAACATTGACCACCGCTGACATCTCTTTGACAAGTGCTTCACCATTCACATCAAAGAATCTGAGTTGGCCTTTATATGGCCAAGGGGTGTGAAGTTTTCTTGGTTCTTTCAACACATAACCATAAGTGTCTTTCTGTTTCCACTTGCTGGGGTGGTGCTGAACACAGTCAACAATCTCCACAGAGCCAAGGATGCAACCAGATGGAAGATTGAGTGGGATGGTGTGACCTTCCATTTCAAGCCCAGCTTCAGCTTTCTTGTCATAACCAAGAGAAGCATGAATGAGAAATCTGCCTCTGAGTTTGGTGGGCCAAGTTCTATTCTCAATGTCCTTAATCCCTTCCATAATTAAATATGCCCATGGTTGTTTTATTGACAAAGCTTTCATCACACACCCCCATCAAGCAAACTGAGCTGGCCATCCATAACTTCAGTTTTCTTTTTTGTTTTCTTGTGGGTGTAAGTTGACAACATCAATCCAGTGCCACCACAAAAAAAGCATTTTTCTTTTTTCTCTGTTTTCAGTGTGAGTGGAAGTTTGTCTGTGACATCCCACTCAATGACATTGAATCCAGTGACATTGCACTTTCTTTCAGTCACTTCATAGACCACACCAAGTTTCTTCAATTCAAACAATCTGGATCTGATGTTTCCCATCACAATGCTTTTTGCACTCACCTTCTTGGACAACTCAGCTGCTGTGGCTGGGCCATATTCAAAAAGAGCTGAATAGGTTTCAAGTCTTTTCTTGCTCAACATCCCATCTTCTTTGATTTTATTATGGGCTTCAATTGAAGTTTGTCTGGTCATTTTTTCACCATCTTTCTTGTCAACGCTATACACTTAGGACAATCAACCAACTCTTGTCCCCATGTTGAGATTGTGAACTCAACTGGCTTTTTTCTTGTGCATAAAATCTTTCTTACTGTGACCACTTTAGTCCCATTGAACTTGTGAGTCTCAGAAAGTTTTTGGTGTGTCATTGTTAGGTTCTCCACTCTCATCTTCATATTTGTTGAAAATCATCTCTTCAAGTCCTTCTGGAATATTTGGATCAATTGCAATCATTGTTGAACCACAACTTGCATCTTCAATTTCTTTTGTGGATGCAACTCTGAATTCAAGCATCAGCTCTTTCTCTCCAGCTTTAAACTGCAACAAAACTTTTGTGGTGGGTTTACCTTCCACAACAATTTTTATTGCTTGAGTTATTGATGAAAAAAAATGCTCCATGCTGTTGAATGGTGTTTCTTCTTTTGGTGATTCCATTACTCAAACACCATGAACACAGCACAGTGACCAAAGGCCCAGATGTGGCCAACAGCAATGATCCAGCTCAACAATTCAGGGGTGCTCATTTGACAGCCTTTGTCTTTGGCGTTCTGACTCTTGCTGGTGATCCAATCTGTTTTGTGATTGGTGATTGTTTCTTCTTGTTGTGTTTCTGTTTCAAAGCCTTAAAAAGATTTTCATGACACTCTCTGAAGTAATCAGCCACATCACTTTTTTTCATCTTGCTCAAAATGAAAGCTGTGTCTTCATCACTGCATCTGAACCAATATCTTCCAGACTTTGGTTTGCTGTTCTTTGCTCTCACTAATTCAATTTTCATATCATCCATTTGTTTCTCCTAATATAAGTCTTCAGTTGTAAATTTTTCGTCATAGTGCTCAAAATCTTTGATCAAAGTTCTATTGAAAACATAAGATGCAAATCTCTTTGTGAATTCATTTCTTAACTCACCTCTTGAGTGATAACATCTTCCATTAGTGTCAAAGAATAAAGCAGCTTTCTCATTGCTGTGATTTTTTTCTTCACCTTCAAAAATTGTGATGATCCAGCTGTCACCATAGGATCTTTGCTCAACATCACAACACACTAATCTGTAAATCAAATTTGTGTGGTTTCCAGCCTCTTCTTTTATCGCTTCAACCAAAGAAGATTTTATTTCATCCATTATTTTTTCAAATTCAATTTCTGTTTCAAGATTTGGTGCAAGCTTGTCACGCATTGTTTTTTGAATTATTTTTCCACGCTCTTCAGTCATCAGATCTTTGATGACTTGTTCACATTGTAGAACAACAAAATTGCTGTACTCTGGAAGAGTCAATCTCTTTGGATCAAACTTCATTTGCTCTTCAATTGCTGCATCCAGAGCTTTTGAGAATGGTGAATATGTTCCAAGAGAATCTTTGATTGTCTTTCTGACAGTGACAGCAATTTGCTCTCTGAGTTCTTTTTGAAAGATCTCATCAATGTTGATTGTCTTTATTGCATCAGCAAGAAGTTGATCAGCTGTTTGCATTTGTTTCTCCCATGGTTGTGTTAAAATATAAACGTCTTCCACTTGCAGCAGCTTCAGCATAAAGTTCTCTGACACTGATCAACCCACGCTGATATTTTGAAAAGATCTCAGTGTCTGTGTTCTTTGCTGATTCTGCAACAAACAGAGTTGGCCTTGTGTCCTTCTGTTCAATCTTTGCTCCATTGAATGCATCAACAATCTGAAGCATCACCTTCAAGACTGTGCATCCTTCTTTGGTCATAAGATCCAAAGTGTTTTCTTCTGTCATAATGATCCCCCCATTAAGCTGTGAATCTAATTCAACCAGCAGTTTTCTGTTCTTTGTTTTTTCTTTTGATTGATCTTCAATCCAAGTTTGTGAAAGTAAGCTCATTTTTTATTTGCCTTAGTCCAACTGATTGCTGACCAATTCTTTGTGTCGATTTCATCACCTTCATCATCCACAGTGACATCAGCCATCACAATTTTTTTGGTGCTGTCATGCCTAAGCTGCATAATGTACTGACAACCATTCTCAATTTTTCCAAAGACCTTTTCCCTGTCTTCAAAAGTCAAAGCCATAAAACTCTCCCATCTTTCCCAGAACATTTAAATCTTTTGTGACAATTGTCAAGCTCAACAATTGCACCTTCACCCCAATATGAAACCAGAGCATCATTCATTGTCTTCAGCCATGAAATTTTTTCACGTCTGAATTTTATTTGCTGGCTGGGGGGATCAAAAAAAAGCCAAAATTGTTCAGCCATGTCTCTGACAATCTGAATGTTGAGATCTTCAGCTTCCATTTCAGCAAGGATTTCTTTGTGCATTTGCTCTGTGCTTTTAATCTTTGTTTTGCCAATATGGAGTTTGCTTTTGATGATCTTCATTTGTCCTTCTCTTTTTGAATCCACTTGCATTTGAAAGCGCTTCACCAACAATGTCATCTCTCAAGTGTGATTCTTTGATGGTGGTTGTCTCTGGCCAATAGTCCATGATGAGTTCAAAGCCTTTCTTGCCAAACCTGTTCTTGATGTTCTTCAAAACATTTTGACCACTATCAGTTTTTGTGAAGTGTGTGAAGCATGAAAGTGGTTGGATGGATCTCTTGGAAGATTTTGCAAAACCAGAATCATCAGCCTGAAATAAAACAATGATGTGGCTCTTGGTGATCTTTGCAACAGCTTCCAGCTTTTCAATATTTCTCACCATCTGCATCCACTCTTCACCTTCACCACCAACGCCAGTCATCTTTTGGTCATAGTCCACAATCACAAGACCACCAGCTGTCATCTTCACAAGGATCTTTGCACACACTTGATCACAAGCCATGGATCTTCCATCAGTGAATGTGATTCTGTGGCCAGTTTCAAAAGAGTTTTTATATTCAATAATTTTGTTGAATGTGTGGTGGTAGTCCCCAGACTTATATTGTTTATAAGTAATGCCACCAGCCTTTTGAATAAACTGGGCCTCAAAATCTTCTGGACTCATCTCCATGTTGAAATAATAAACTGGCATGATCTTTCTGGCTGAATCAGCAATGTTGATGGCCAGCTTTGTTTTTCCAAAACCAGACTCAGCGCTGAAGCCTGAGATCCTTGATGGGTTGAATCCACCAATCTGCTCTGACAGGATTGGAAAATCTGGAATGATAACTTGGGCCTTTCCTTCTTTGATCATGGCTTCATTTCTTTCAATGGTCTTTTCAATGAAGTCAGCCACATCAAACTCTTCAGTAATGTCAGATCCTTGATTCACTTTGTTGAGCTTGTGAATCAATTTGTCATATTCTTGGGGATCAGACATCAGCTGCTGTGCAATAATTTTCACCCAGTGGATCTTCACATTGTGATCCACCAGCATCTTGATCTCATTCAAATCTTCTGGTGTGTCTTCAAGAAGATTGTCTTTCAGTGATTTAAAGTTGTTGGTTTTTTCTTGCAACTTATAAAAAGCAAACTCAAAAGATTTTTCATCAGCCAGCTTTTCAAATTCAATCTGAATTCTCTTGGCATCACAATCAGGCCATTTGTCTGGATCAAGCTTCACAGTTCTGAACAGCTTGTGGTTTGTTGAGCTGGTGCAGCTGTTGAAGGTTATGGTTGAAAGAAGTTTTATGAAGTCATAAGGCTTGAGTGTTTTCAAAAGTAGATCTCCCCATCAGAAGCCCAAGCTCTGCAACACTGACACTTTTGAATCCAAGAACTTGACTGGCTTAAATATCCAGCACCCCAATCATGCTTTCCAAAATAGCATTTGATTTTTTGAAAAAAGCTTTTCATGACAACACCCCGATCTCTTTTTTGATGCACACCATAACAAACTCAACAGTGGATGGTCTTGCTTTTTGAGCATCCCCCCCATGGTCTTGTAATATTTTCTTGGCTGTTGCTGATTTGGCCTTGGTTTCAATAAAATCTTCCAAGGCTTGTGGATCATCAAATGTGTTTCTGATCGCTCCAAGGTGGCGCTGTAATCGCTTTTTAAGGCCATAATCATCAAGAACCTGATCCCACTTGTGTGCATCTGGAGCAAAACGTGCATTGAAATTTGAAACTGCTGAGTTGTTGACCACTGGCTTGAATCCAAGTTCTTCTGAAATTTTGGTGGGGGGTGTTGGTGAAGATGTAAGCAAAGTTAAATCTTCTGAAAGTGCTCCCCCACCTGATTCTTTAGAATCAGGAGAAAGAGAAAGAGAAAGAGCTTCAGAGCCGTTCAACGCCCGTTCACGCACGTTCAACGCCCGTTCAGACATTTGCTGCTTTTTTAATCTGGCATCTGCTAATTGTTTGAGCTTATTGTTTGATGACTTTTTTCCAGCTTCAGACTTTTGATTGAGCCATGCAAACTGTTCTTTGCTGCCTCTTAAATAGACAGAACCATCTTCTTTTCTTTGAGCAAGATTGCATTCAATGAGTGGATCAAGATCTTGGCTCCACTTGTTTTGTGGTATTGATTCAAATTCAATCCATGTTTTTTGGGCCAGCTTTACACCAGACACCCAAATCCCCATGGCTTTATATTGACAGCCCACCTTGACGATAAGTTTTAAAAAATCATTATCTGTATAGATTGAATCTTCAATGTTGATTCTGGCCATGATCCCCTTGTTGCAACCACATTGTTTCCCCTTACAGAAATGTCTGGACTGTGTGTGTTTTCAAATCCACACAGCCCAGTTGAAAACATCCAAGGGGATGGGTTCTGGATAGGAATCAACACCAAACCAAAAGAAGTTTCAACAAAAAAGATGACACCCCCATCAAAAAAAAGAATGATGAATTGATGGCATATAAAGACAATATCGACAAAGCATTGAAGCACTTTCATCTGGCTGATCTGATTAAATTTCAAGCATCATTTGAACTTCAAAAACATGAAGTCAAAAAGAACAGAAGAAAAATAATGATCAACAGAAAGACCAGAAAACCATTCATTGGAAAATCTGATGGGCTTCAGCAGTCTGAACTGATTTTGATCCAAAGATTGATTCAACATAGACTGAGACAATTGTCACAACCCATTGATGGTGATCTCTGGATGATTGCAATTTTTGAAACAAAAAGATCTGTGTTGATGGCCAAGACTGGGATCAGAAAAAAGACCACAGCAAATCTTTCCAACCTAGTCCAGATTGTGGAAGACTGTTTGCAGAAAACAAAAGTGTCAAAGCGTGGGAAGCTTATATCAAGGGGAGCTGGAATCATCAATGATGATGATCAGATCCAGTCATTGGACTGGTCAAGAATTGTTGCTGGTGACTCAACCAAGCTTCACTTGTATCTTTTAAGCTATGAAGAAAGTCAAAAAAGACTTGGACTCACTTGATAAACTTGACCCAGATCTCAAACATGAGTTTGGTGGCATTACTTACAAACCATGTTTGGCTTGTGGCTCCACTGAATATGACATGGCTTTTGATGATCCATTTTATTTGCAGCACAATCTTTTCTGGCCAGTGACCTGTGATGACTGCCATCATGTTTTTAATATCCCACCAGATTGGGAATTGCATTGAAATCATGCAGCATGATTTTTCTGTTGAAACTTTCACAGATATTTGTGCAAATGAATTCATGAAAATAAAACCACTCAACAACCAAATCCTTGTCAAAAAAATTGAAGCTGCAAACCAAACACTGGGTGGGATCATCATCCCAGATTCAGCAAAATCAAAACCCCACCATGGTGAAGTCATTGCTGCTGGCCAAGGCTTCATCAACAACAAAGGCCAACACATTCCAATGACAGTGGCTGTTGGTGACATAGTTTATTTCAACAAATATTCTGGAACAGAAATCAACATTGATGGACAAGATCTTCTCATGATGCGTGAAGATGATGTGTTGGCAATAGAAGAGAAAACTTCAAATGCATAAAATTATTTTAATCAGTGGCAAGCAAGGCAGTGGGAAGACAACACTTGCAACAGCGATCAAGGAAAAAAAATCTGGTCTTGGATTTGTTTTTGTGGGGACAGAGAAGTTTGCTGACACTCTTTATGAGCTGCACAACTATCTTCTGAACAGAATGGAAAGTCTCACCAACACCCCCAGAGTCAAAAAAGATGGTCACCTGTTGCAGATCCTTGGAACTGAGTGGGGGAGAAAAACATTTGGTGACAATGTGTGGGTTGACATTTTGAAAAGAAAAGTCACAGCACTTGGTTCTGGTGGATCAAAAAGATTGACCATCATTGATGATTGCAGATTTGAGAATGAGTTTGATGCATTCCCTGAAGCTTTAAGAATCAGGCTTGAGTGTTCTGAAGAAATCAGAAAACAAAGAGCTGAGTCTTGGAGAGATGCTTCAAACCACCCATCAGAAATTGGTCTTGATGAATATTCTGCACAAGGAAAATTTGATCTTGTTTTTGACACTGGGAAAGATTCAGTTGATCATTGTGCAACACTAATCATGGCACAACTTCAAAAGGACAGCTGGCTTGAAAAAAGAATATAAGGACAATTTGATAGTTGTGAATTTTGATCCTGAGTGGTTTAAAACAGTCCAGTCATTCACAAAAGAACATGGCCATGTGGCAGCAAAGAAAGCTTTGATTGAAGCTGGTTATGTTGAATCAGTTGCTGAATGTGTAATGAGAAGGATCATGAAGTGGGGTTGGTGATGAAAAAAAATCTGAAGCGCTGGTTGAAATTTGTTTTGATAAAAGTTCTCTGCTTTTTTGTTGGTCACAAAGATGTTGTCAGGAAAAGAAAAGATATTTTGGAAACAGATGAAGGTGGAGCAACTTCACTTTATGGAACAAAAGACTGTTTGAGATGTGGCAGAATAAAAGTTTTTGAGATCAGAGAGCTGAGAAAAAAATCAAAAAGAAAATCTTCCACCAACCAGAAGACCTGATCCACAAGCTGGCATTTGATAACCACCCCCACCAATTGAAACATTCTTGAAGAGTTGCCTTTCATAGATTGCAACCTTTTCACCTGATGCTCCACCAAATCCACCAATGGAATTCATTGGACAATCAAACTTCACAGTGTGCTCAAATGTTGCTTTGGATTCCAGCATCTTGATTTGAATTTTAAGATCTGAAATCTCTTGCTCATATTTAGTTTTCAACATCTCCACAGACTTTTCCACTTCTGATTTCAGCTGGCCATTTGGATAATATGTTCTTGAAACATATTTGGATTTTTCTGATTCATTTGAGCCAGACTTTTTTTCTGTGCTTGCTGCCATGGTTTGATCACTTGAAGCCACAGATGATGTGGATTTTGTGGTCTCTTCTGTGGGGTTGGACATCTTTCCAGCTCCAAAACCAATAAGAAAAATCAAAACAATGCATCCCCAAAATTGTGGCCAACTAGCTTTGATCATCTTTTTTCCCCTTCTTTTCATAAGCATTTGCACCAGCGATCCCAGCAACAATTCCAGCAATTGACAGCGCCACAGCTTTGGTTGCTTCAACACCCTGACTGTGGGCCAAGAAAAAAAGCATGGCCATTCCAGTCATTCCCAAAGCAAATCTTCTGTCCTTCCAAATGTTTTTCATGATCCACCCCCTAGTGGTTTAAAATGTCATCAAGGATGGCTTGAGTTCTATTGATCCACCCACCCAAGTTGGCCAGCTGTGATGGATCTTTCTGGCAAATCTTCACATAAAAATCTTGAGACTCTTTGACAAATGCCACGCCAAACTTCACAGGATCAGCTTGGTTGATTGCATTTATTGTCTGAACCCCAATGATCCCATCAGCTTCAACTTTGAAGCCTTGGCCAATCAGCGCTCTTTGAATCTGTCTTGTCACCCCAGCTGGTGATCTGTTCACATACTGGTCAAACAAAATGTCAGCAATGGTTTCATTTTTAACGTGATCCAGAAGATTGTGATTCCAGAACATTGATTCATAAATCTCTTCAGCTTCACCAATGAGCATGAATTCAACATCCTTGGGGGTGCATGGTCTGTTTCTCCACGCTTCCAGAGTTTTCTGGGTGATTCCAAACTTTGTTGGGCCACCCCTGTCAGCTGCTCTGTTTGTGTAGATCTCACCTTCAACAACTAATATTTTTTTGAATGCTTCTTGAAATCCCATTTATGTTCCAAATGTTTCAATTGTTGAATAAACTAAAACAGCTGTTGATGAAATTCCATTATAGTTGGCCACCAAAAAATCATTTGGGAATAATCTTAAAACTGAGCCAAATTTTGTTGAGTTGCCATCTGTGCTTGCTCCAACAACATTTGCCGTATCATTGCCAACAACAGCATTGGAATTTGCATTGGGCTGTGGCGTGATTGTGTCCCCACCCCCCAAAATAACAGGATAGTTAGTGGCTCCGATAATGTTTTGTGCTGGAGCCACTGGAATGACATTTGCTACTGGGCCACCAGCTCTGACTAAATTTATTGAATTTAGTGCAAAAAAACCACCAATGTTCCCATGAGAAAGATCACTCAAATAAACATCTGCAATGCAGTTTGCTGGGCAAGTGTAAATAACATCATTTGACACAGCTCCAAGATTCAAAGTCTTGGTTCTTTTTGTGATAGCTGTTGGAAGCGTGAAACCTGTTGACATATTTTCCCCCGATTAAAGTCTTAATTTGTAAATGATTGAGACACTTAAATTTGTTGGATTGCCATCCATTGTGGTTGGAACATCCATTCTGAAATAATCTCCAGCATTGACATTGAATGGGGTGGTGATCATCACAGGCTTCACAGTTCCAGCTGAATTTGTGTTGAGATTTGCAAATGCAAAAGCCAATGCTGATGATGTGATTTTCCCAGTGGTGGTGAAAATTGTTGACCACACCCCTTGTGGGTTGGAAGCTTTTTTGAAATCAATCTCAGTTTGTCCAGATGTTCCCACCCCAGCATTCACAATTTCAATTGCAACAATTGTGGAATTGTAGGGAAAACGAAAAACTCCATCAACTCCAATTTTTCCACCAAAACTTTTATAAGGCCCATTCATGTTGAATCTTATTTCAACATGGTTGAATCTTAAAAAGAAATTTCTCACACCTTGCATTCCTTGGATCAAGGCTTCAGAAACTGGATTTCTGGTTTGTGATTCTTGGAGCTGTCCAAGCTGATCTGAATTTGGAACTGCTGTCATGATTCAATCCTTTGTTTATAATATTCTGTAAGCACCCTTACCATCAATAAATCCAATCAATTCCAAGAATTGACCAGCTGATGGGATGAACTCAATTGCTGTTTTTAATGTGACCACATTGCCAACCACACTGTCAATTTCAGACTCTGAAGACACAAGACTGAAGTCAGCAGATCTCACAAAAACAAACTGGGCAGCAATCACTTCAGCAGCTCTGAGTGGATCTATGGTGAAAACAGTGGTGCTGGTTCCACCCACCACACCAATTGTGGGATCAATTGATGAATATAAAAGCTTTGTGATTGCTTGCTCATTTGGGTTTGGACTGTTTGGATAATCAGCACAGTCAATGATCCAGCCAGCTTGTGGAGCCATGGAAAGCGGTGGGCTTATCAGCATTTTATATGGATCAGATCCATCAAAGCCAAGCAAAGTCACCTCTTCACTGAATGAATAATCTGGAGAATGAATCTTGATCAGCTCCCCAATAATCTCCAGCCATTTTTTAAATTCTGCATTGGGATATAATGCGCCAAAAGAATCTTTGAAAAGAATTACTGAAGTTGTCCCACCAGTGATTTCAGATGATGGAGAAATTGCACTAAATCTGTCTGTGATCTGATAGCCAATTTGTGAGAGAAGAGTCACTGTCCCCTTTCCTTCACCAAGAGATTTTGAAGTTTCAATGACTTCAAAGAGCTGGGCCTCAAGATCACGTTCTCCAGTGTCAAGGTTGGCAATCATCAACCCCCCCCGATCAACAACAGCAACAACATCTGAAGCCTCAATCTGAGCAATTGCTTCAAAGTTCAACTCCATTCTGATTGTGTAAGCTGCATTTTTATATCTGGCCAAAATATATGAAGCACGTCTGTCAATGAATGTGTCAGCGCTGAGTTCTGTTCTTAGTCCTTTTGCATTGATTGGAAGAACAACAGATGTCTTTGTCAATGACACTGCATCTGTTGCAAGCCTTTTCAAAACATTTGTGAACTCACCATCAACATCTTGATCATAATAATATTGAACTTCAGAGAAATATTTTCTTGAATTCAAACCACGCTGGACAATGATGCTCTGTGGGTTGATGACATTTGCTTGGTTTAAAGTCACAAGATTCTGTGAAGCCAGTGGTGGCTTTGTGAATGCACAACTCAACCTTCCAAATCTGGTGACTGAATATCCACCCACTGGGAGAAACAATTCTTTCTCAATCCATTCTTTTAATGATTCAGGGGTGTTGATTAAGAATTCAAAAGTGCAATCAGCTTGGAATGCATATCTGGCTTTTGACAATTGAAAAGCAGCAACATCAAGATCCAGTGGTCTCATCTTCTGGCCAGCAGCAAGTGGGAGAGTGTCAAACTGTGACCTCAGTCCAAATGTTCCAGCAACTGGGAATTCATTGGCTGTGACATTTGTCTCAAAGAGAATGACCTTGTTTGGTGTTTTTAATGAGTCCAAAAATCCTGAGACAATATAAGTCCCAGCATTTGGGCCAGAGTTCTGATAAAAATAATCACCCACAGCCATCCCATAATCTTCCACAGCATCTTTTCCATCTGGAAGCGTGGCTGAATTTGAAATCACACCAAGTTGTGGATCATTGGTGATTCCAAAAGAGTTCACAATCTGATCATCAATCCATCTTCCATTCCACCCAGAGAGCTGAGTTTTCAATGCAAGATCAATCAAGTTTCCTTTTAAAATAAAAGCAGCATCAGCCTCATCATCTGAAGCATGAGCTTCAGCCACAGTTCCACGCTGGCCACGCTGGACAGTGATGGTCAAGGCCACTGGATCAATTGCGTTCTGAGCATAAGTCATAAGCTCTGAACCAACTCTCAACACCCCAGTGAATGTTGGATCATAGGTTCCATCAGGCCCAAGGATTGGATCAAGGAATCCTTCAACTTTATAAAGTGGAATGACAGTGGCTGTTGGGCCAATATCAATCAAAACAAATTGCAATGTCCCAGATCCAATGGATGTGAGATTTTCAGCTGGGCCACCTTCACTGGTTGAAACTTGGAAGTCACCCACTGTGGCATTGACAACAAAATAATTTGTTGCAGTTAGGATTGGAGATGGAAGTGATGAATCTGTGTTGAAGTTGATGGCCATGTTGTTTTGAAGTCCATGTCCAGCAATCACAAACTTGTCATTGATGATGTCAACATCTGCTGGAAGAAAGTTTTTCACAACTCTTTTGATCTGAGTTTTTCCAACAAAAAATATTTGATTCCTTCTTTTTAGATTTGCATCTGTCAACTGGATCACAACTTTTGTTGGAGTTGAAATTGTGTCTGATGCATAGCCTCTGAAAACCACATAATAATCTTCAGGATAAGATGTGTTCTGATAGCCAAGTCTCACTTTGAATTGTCTTCCACCAAGGATCTCATCAAGCTGTTGGCTTGGTGAAATGAAGTTTGTCATGAACCCATCCACATCCAAAAACTCAAGACTCAGTGTTGATGATGATGATCTCCCCTGTTCTGGTTCTGTCTTCTGAGAAATATTCAAACCAGATCCAAGTGAAAGAAGTGGCAGCACGTCTGAGTCTGGGATCAGCCCACCATAAACCAAACCAGTTGGGCCATAAACCAAACCAGCATCACCATACCTTGGAGTCTTGAAGGTTGGGACAGCAGAAAATTTGTTGGCATAACCTTCAATTTCAACAACCACATTGAGTCTTTTGGTGGGTTTTCTGTTCTCCAATAAAAAAGCTTCTGGATAATTAGTGACCAACTTCAGCTCCAACAGCAGCTCTTGCTGCATCTTTTTTTTCAATTTCAGATATTCTTTCAAACAAATTTTCAATCTGATGATCATGGGTTTCAACTGATTTTTTGATCCCACCCTGTTCACTTAGGATTTCAGCCAGCTTGCTGTTCAGCTCTTGCATTTGAATCCTTAAGCGCTTAAACTCCTCAAGGAATGATTTGAACCATTCAATCAACCCAGTGGCTCCAGCCTTGGCCAAGACCACAATGAGAAAAAACAGAACTGAAATCAGACCAAGAAGCAAATATTTTGCAATTTCATCTGCGCTCATCATCCCCCCTGAATGCTGTTTAAAAAGCTATTACACTCATCAACCACTGATTTTTTTTCTGAAGCTGTGAAGAAATATGAAACATCAGCAGCTGTCAATCTTGAAACAAATGTGTCAATGTTTCCAGCCATCAAATGTTCTTTCAAATTTTTCACAATAGAATTATTCATGAATGCATCCACCTGATCATTTGACAATTGCTTGACTTCATTTATTGCTGCAATTTTGTCAGAGATCAAAGCGCCAAATTCTCTTTTCTTTTTTCTGTCACTGACTCTTTTCTTTAGTGCCAATTCATTAGAAACATCTGTCATGATGATTTCAAAATCATCTTCAAATCTGTATTGAATCACATCAGCTTGCTCACCAACACCATGAATGACTCTTGATTCAATTGAGCCAGCAATTGTTTCAGTTGTGAATTCAGACTCTTTCAGCCATCTTTGTGGTTTTCCAAATGCACCAGATGGAGAAACTTCAGCAACCCATGCAAGAGCAGAAGATTGATCAACACAAAAATTCATGTTAGTGATCTGCTGACTTGCTTTGTTTTTGATTTCAACTTTTATCATATTTATTTCACCTTCTTGATAGAAACCCAATTATAAGCCAAAGACGCAATCAATGACAATGCTGCACCACTTTGTTGCTGCACCCTTATGTCAATATACTCTCCAACAAGAAGACTTACCTGTCTTGTTGAGCATGGGAGTCCAACAAAGTTTGTGTGAGTTGCCTGTCCCCCCACAAAACTCAACAGCGCAAATGAAGAGCCATTTTTAAATAGATGGACTTCAGCATTATCAGCAGCTGCCCACCCACCACCATTGCTGAAAGCCAAGAAAGCAGAAACATCAAAATCAGCAGCTTCATTGGCTGTAAACTTCCAAGCTGCACCAACTGTGACAAGGCCAGAATTGCTGGCAATCTCTGGTGTTTCAAAATCTACAATTGTCAAAGAGCTGTCTGGGATTGATTGACCAGCTGCTGTTTTATAAACCGCATTTGTTTTATCAGCAGCAACAACCTGATTCTGTGTCTGGTTCTTAATTATAGAAACATAATTTTCAGCTGGTGCAACAGTGATAAGCCTTCCAGCAGCTTCATTTGTGATTGTTCTTATCTCAAGAAGATCTCCAGCCACACATGGAATATCAAGATCTGCAATCTCAATTGCATTTGGATCTTGAACACCAGTGAATTGAATGTAAATTGCTTTCGTTCTTAACTGAACATTGTTTCTGTAAATTGCAATTATGATATATCTTCCAAGTGTCCAACTGGCCAAAGCTGGCTGGAGAGCCGCTTTCATTGCATATCTTCCAGCTGACTTCACAACATACTGTGTCCCATTCCAACCAGCAACAGTGTCATCTTCAATGACATTAAATGGAACATTTGCAAATGCTCCAAACCCAATGGCTGGAGCTGTGTTTATTGAAGCAGCAAAACCAATTGATCTTGATGCAAATCCATCATCCACAATTTGTGAAGATCCAGCACCTTGGATTGGGACTTCAAACTCAATAAATATAATCTCGCCAGAGTTTCCAACGGCGGTTCCATCAGCGTTGGATGTTGAATCAGCCACAGTGCTCCCAATCACATCAGAAGTTGTGAAGTTCACAAAACCGCTTCCACCCCCAGCAAGAACAAAACCACCCTTGTTGGTGTGTGCTCCACCCCTTGCGAAAGTCCCAACATTTGAATTGTTGATCCCGCTTTTTATAACAAAACCAGTTGGTAGATCAAGCCTTGCAGTCACAGCTGTGGTCACTCCAAGTGTGAATCTGCCTCTGACTTTTAATTTTTCACCCACCATTGACTGGAATAATTCAAACCCAGTTGGAACACCAAAGCCTTGTGTTGTTGCTGGGACATAAAGTTTTTCATCAACAATCAAACCAGTCAAAATTCTTGGATTTGGCCCAAGCTGGAAGTTGTCAAACTTCAATGAATAAGCCAGAGCACTGGTTGACTGAATATGTAAAATCAATCTGTAAAGCGTGTTTGTGGTTGTTCCATTTGTTTGGAATTCTGTTTGATAGATTTCAGATGGAAGCGCTGAGTTCAAAATGTTGATTGGAGTGTTGTTCACGAGTGCCCATGAAGCTCCATTGTAGAATGCAACATAAACCCCAACATCACCATCAGCATAAGTTCCACTGGCCACAGCATAGTCACAAATATTTCTCAAGACCTTGGCGACATCAGCTCTTTCAAGAGTCCATGGAAGGATGACTTGCTCGCCTTGTCTGTTTGCTGCATCCTTTGTCAGAACCCAAGAATCTGCACCCCTCAAAGGCAACACCCCAGAGAGTGCAAAAGTGATGTTGGTTCCACCAGATACAAAAGTCAGATCTGGTGTTGTAGCTGCCACAGTGTTTTTTGTGATTGCTGGAGTGAAAGTTGAAAGATAATTTATTCCAGAAGATGTTGATCCAGATCCTGAACCACCCACAACTTGCCACTTGTCAGACACTTCATCATAAACCAAAATGACAGCAGCTCCATCAGCCACAGAGAGATCCACAGATGTCCCAGTTCTGATTTGTTTTGCTGTCCCAGTCTCAGTCCCCACAAGGTTCTTCAAGATGATGGCCACACCAGTGGAATTCATCAACACCAGCAGCTTTGCTGTGTCATTAAATCTTTGAATCAAGTTCACGCTGACAAGGCCAACATTTGTGAGCTTCAAAACTCCAACAGTCCCACCATCAATTGTTTGATCAGATCCAGTGGTTGTTGAATCTGTTCCCACTTGGAAAGCCACACCAGTAATGAATCTTTTTTCACCAGCGAACTCTTGGCCAAGAGTGTTCACACCCCCAGCAAAAGATGCTGATGCTGGTTGAAGTTCAAATGCACCAGTGGCCACATTGTAAGAATAACCATTTGCATTTGGAGTGCTCCCAAAAACAGTGGCCAAAATTGCTGGAGTTGCACCAGACAAAGACCATCTTGAGTTTGTGAAATCATAAGTCATCAAAACTGATGAGTTGTTTTTTAAAGTATAATTTGAACCAGTCCCAGTGATAATGTCACCAGCTGCCACATTCAAATTGTTGAGAACAACATCCCCACCTGTTTTATTTATTAAAACAAAAAGCTGGCCAGCCAAGGGGGGAGCGATATTTGAAACAGAGACTAGGCCAGCATTTGTGAGAAGAACAATTGGAGCCAATGGAACTGTCAATGTGACATTTGTCCCAGATTGGTTGTTTGCTTGATTGCTTGCAAGAAGCTTTGATTGTAGCTCCAAAGATCCTTGCATTGTTTTATCACCAGCAAAAGATTGTGCTCCAGTGCTCACCACCCCCCTTTGAGTTGGTGAAGCATCCACAACATCAGCTGTGGTGTTGTCTGAAGGAATGAAAAGAGCCGCATTGTAAACTGGCCCATCAGTCAGTGGATTGAAAATTTCTTGATAATAAAAACCAATATCTGTTGGAGCTGCAAAGTTGAAAGCAGTTTCAACAGCACCAACCAGAGAATAGAAGCTAAGTGTCCACACCCCAGCAGCTTCAGTGACTCTTCCATAAACTATGTTCCCAGCACCATCCAAGAATGAATCCCCTTGGTTGGCTCCCACAGCCTGTCTGAGCACCACCATATTTTGTGGAGCATTGACAACCACCCCTTTGACAGTTTGTGCGTTGGATGGGTTTTTAAGAGCAAACTGGGCTGAGATGTTTGAAGATGTTCCAGTGGCTCCAATAATATTCACACCCTGTTGGATAAGCGCTGCAAGCCTTACAGCTCCAATTGAAGCTGCTTGAATCTCTGATCCATCACCAGCCACCAGTGGGTTGTGTGAGTGGCCACCAACAGTTTTGAACTTGTTGCTGATCCCATCAACCCTTGTATAGACATCTTGATTTGCAACAAATCCCTGATCTGAAGTCCATGATGGCAAAAGGTTCTTGATTGCATTGATTGCTTTTCCAAGAAAGCTTGCAGATGAATTGTGCTCTCTCTGAATGTTGTCAATGGCTGGGCCAGAGACAAGACTCAGATCCTGATCATTCAGCTTTATTTTTCCAAGAGCTTCGTCATCCCCATTGGCAGCAATCCACGCTGGATTTGAATTTGCTTGATCAACTGGTTGTCCATCTATAATTCCACTTGGCATTTTAAACCACCTTCAATCTCATCTTCATGAGACCTGTTTGATATTGAAAAGGAAAGTCTGGAAGCATTTCTGTCATTTTGTAGCCCATCCCTTTTCCACTTGCTGATGTTGTTTCCAAAGTTACATTGAAAAAATAATTTGGTGAAGAAATTTCTGGTGTGAACTCAAATGGGTGTTGATTGATGGCCCAGATCCAGAATGGTTCCCACTCAAAAAAAGTCTTGGCTTCTGGTTCACGCTTAAACTCAACCTGAGAAAATTCTTTGATCCCCCACACCATGGTTTCTTTTCTTCCATTTGCTGATTCACTCACCACCCCAATCACATCTTTCATGTTTCTTGGGCCAAGGTAATTGAAACCCCACTCTTCTGGAATCAATGAAATGCCAGTTGAGAGAGTCCCCTGATAAGAGACTCCCCCAACTCTGTCCACAGCTGCAAATCCTATGATGGGAGCCACAGAAGATCCAACTCTTGGGCCAGTGGCAAAAAGCAAGTCAAGATAAGCTCCATTGGTTGCAATGGAGATTCTGTTCTCAGTCCCACCATTGACAGTCCTGTCAGCTGTGGGAGTGTAGATTCTTAATGGATCAACAGCTTCCATGGCTCTTTTTATTTCAGCCAAAAGATCAGTCAGTGAATATTCACCAATTCTGAGCTGGGCCAAAAGAATTGCACCAAAAGAAACAGCTCTGAAATCCAGAGATCTGTTTGTTGCTGTGATTTTATAACTAAATAAAAATAATGATTTTGATTTGAGTGCCATTTATCTCACCCCAATTTGTTGATATTTGAAATCAGTTGCATCAGTTGCTTCCCTTGTCATTTCAAGAATTCTCATCCTTGATTGTTCTGTTTCAAAATAGTTTCCTTGAACTTGGATTGTCACTGATTTTTTCTTGTCTTCATCCAGCTGTGGTTTTTCAAGTTGGGCCTGTGGAGTTGCACCAGCAGCGCCACCACCCCCACCACCACCCGAGATCGTGACTGGGAAAC